GTGACCAACCTCATATGTGGCCCCCGCCACAAATCATAGCGGGGTTGCTACCATGACCCCCCACGGCTCGGACCTTTTTGCTCCTCTCTCTCCCTAGGGTTAGCGTTTGTGAAAACCCCGGGAATCCAGCCCCAAAACCCCGTTAGGAGGCTCGCATGGCTGATAGGTCTAAAATTGTCGAAAGCCTCACTGAGGGCCGCACATTGTCTGTGAGTGATTTTGAGCTTGTGCAGCATTTCGCTGACTTGATCGCTCAGGCCGAGACGGCACGCCGCGTCATTGACCAGGGGGGCATGACTAGTTTCTCTGAGAAGGGGGAGATTGTCAGTCCGATTGTGGTGGCGCAGGAGAAGATCAGCCGGGAAATACGGGGTTGGATCAAGGACCGCCCAGACCTGTTTAACCCCGGTGCCGGGAAGCAGGCGGTCCCGAAGCTGCGTGGGAGGGCGGCTTTCAAGGCTGTGGGCTAGACATGAAGGGCGGTGGTTGGTGTGCTTTTGGGTGTGCAGAAGCCCCGCTTGTTTTCCACCCCGGTTGGTGATGTGGAGCGTGGCATCAAGGCTGTGGAGTTTTGCCGCTGGGTTGGTATGACGTTGTTTCCGTGGCAGGAGGATTTGCTGCGTGACCTGTGCCGCACGACCCCAACGCCGCGTAGCTGGGTGTGGTCGCACCGCGAGTCTGTGGTGGTGCTTGCCCGCCAGAACGGCAAGGGCGAGGTGCTGGTAGCCAGGGAGCTGGTGGGGGTGTTCCTGTTCGGCGAGAAGGACTTGCTGCACACGGCGCACTTCATGGACACCGCTATCGACGCCCGTGACCGCCTGTGGGAAGTCATCGAGGGGAACGAGGATTTGCTGCACTGGTGGGATGATGACCCCGTGTTGGTGGGGAAGATTCCCACGCTGGTGAAGAATAACGGCAAGGAGGCCATTCATTTTCCGAATGGCGCGAAGATTAAGTTCCGCACCCGCACTAAGAAAACGGGGCGTGGTTTGTCGTGTGAGCTGGTTGTTTTCGACGAATGCTTTGACCTTCCGAATGAGGTTCATGCGGCTATCTCGAAACTAACCAGGGCTCAGGAGCGTGCGCAGACCATCTACATCAGTTCGCCGGTCAACCGGTTTGAGCATGCCCACGGTGCGATTTTCTCGGCGAAACGCTGGGCCGGTATCGACGGTGCCGAGGGCATGCTGTTTCGTGAGTGGTCACCGGCTGAAAACGATGACCCGTTTGTTCAGGAAACTTGGGCTAAGTGCAACCCGTCCCTGGTGGATGAGGGGCCAGGCGCGCAGCTATCAGACATTAGGGCTGATGCTATGGCCGCGAAAAACTCGGACGAACTGCTCGAACAGTTCCTTGTCGAGTCGCTGGGTAAAGGCAACTGGTACCCACGCTCGGGCGAGCTTGCAGAAGAGTTCACGGTCATTGGCCTGGATGCGTGGCAGAAAGCCTACGACCCACAGCCGAATCAGTCCGGGGAATCCTGCATCGCAGTGGATGTTGCCCCCGGTGCCGCGACAGCATCAGCGGTTTCCGCGATCCGGTGCGGCGGCCGCGTGCACCTTTTGGCTGCGCCGATCACTGAGTTTGATCGCGATGAAATCGCCGAGTTCATCGGTGGTGCAGTGGATGTTTCGGATCCGTGTGGGGTGTTTCTTGATCCTGCTGGTGCGGCTTCTACGCTGGTGCATCCGCTGGAGGCTAAGGGGGTTGAGGCGACGTCGATGACGGCTAAGACGGTTTCGGCGGCGTTTGAGCTGTTCATGCGGATGTTCGAGGAGGGGCGTATTTCGCATGATGGTGATGAGCGTTGGGTTGAGGCGTGGCGGATCGCGAAGACTCGCACGATCAGGGAGATTGGGCGTGCGTTGACCAGGGCTGAGGGGGATATTTCCCTTATCGTGGCGGCGACGTTCGCGGTGTGGGGCCTGGTTGATTTTGAGAATCCTGGTTTCGTTGAGCCGAAGATGCTTGCGAAGAAACGTTTTGTTGGTAAGGCCGCCGCTGTGTCGAGTGGTGTTCCTGAGGCGCATAGTATGCCCACTGGCAGGGTGGATGCCCTGGTGTTCTAGTAGAGGAGGTGGTGGATAATGGCTGATGAGGTAGTTGGCCTGCGTGAAGTGGGGCACGCCCTGACCGCGAGTAATTCCCCCCTCAAGGATGACAACTGGGAGTTGCGCTGGCCGCAGTCGGTGTATGTGTTCGCGAAGATGGAGCGCGAAGATGCCCAGGTCACATCGGTGTTGAATGCGATTAGTTTGCCGATTCAGCGTGTGACGTGGAGGGTGAATCCGAATGGTGCGCCGGATGAGATTGCGCGCCGGGTTGCTGATGATTTGCGCCTTCCTTTGTTGGGGGATGATCCGCATCGTCCTATGGCTAGGATGCGGGGGCGTATTTCCTGGTCGGAGCACCTGGAGAAAGTGCTGTGGGCGTTGCAGTTCGGGCATGTGTTCTTTGAGCAGGTGTATGGGGTGCTTGATGGGGAAGAGCACTTGGTGAAGCTGGCTGTGCGTCTTCCCGGGTCGGTGTCGCGGATTAATATTGCGCGTGACGGGGGTTTGGAGTCTATCGAGCAGTACGCGGCGAAGGGGGACACGGAGCCGCCGGTTATCCCGGTGGATCGCCTGGTGGCGTATGTGTACCGCCCGAAGGATACGACGTGGACGGGCCGATCAGTGTTGCGCGCGGCGTATAAGCATTGGGTGCTGCGTGACCGGCTAATCAGGTTGGAATACAATGCCCTGGACCGTAACGGCATGGGCGTCCCCGTGTACACCGGTAGCGATATTTCTAACGATCCTGATGGTGACCTAGCTGCTGGTGAGAAGATCGCAACCTCACTTAGGTCCGGTGAATCCTCCGGGGCATCAATCCCGGCTGGGGCGAAGCTGGAAATCAAGGGCACAACCGGTCAGCTGGCATCACCGCGTGAGGCGATCACCTACCACGATTCGATGATGGCAAAAGCCGTGCTGGCTCACTTCCTGAACCTGGAAGGAAAAGGCGGCTCATACAGTCTTGCGGAAACGCAGGCTGACCTGTTCATTCAGTCATTGCAGACCACCGCTGATTGGATCCGTGACACCGCGAACCAGCACATTGTTGAGGATTTGGTGGAGGTCGCGTTTCCTGAGTATGAGGGCACGTGCCCCCTGATCGAGTTTGACCCCATCGGGTCGAAGAAGGAACTCACAGCGGAGGCCCTGGCCTTGCTGATTCAGTGCGGGGCGATCATCCCGGATAAGGCGTTGGAGGAGGATATTCGACGCCGGTGGGGGTTGCCGCCGAAGCGGCCGCTGTTGGAGGCTTTGCAGGAGCGCGCGGAGGATGAGAAACAGGCCCAAGAACTAGGGCTGACGTTAACCCAGAGCAATTCGGAAGGAGGGGGTTCTAGTGGGGATGCAGATCAAGAACCTGACACCTCGTGAGGCCGAGGTGTACTTGTTCGACGAGATCGGTTATTGGGGCGACACAGCCGGGGATGTGGTGGACACTCTCCGTGATTTGGATGTTGACCATATTGCAGTCAAGATTAATTCACCTGGTGGTGATGTGTTTGACGGCATTGCGATCATGAACATTTTGAAATCCCACCCCGCGCGGGTCACCACGGTCGTGGAGGGCCTGGCGGCATCGGCTGCTTCGTTCATTGCGGTTGGTGCTGGTGATGAGGTGGTGATGATGCCGCATTCTCAGCTGATGATCCACGATGCGTGGGGTATGAGCATGGGCAACGCGGAGGACATGCTGCGTTGCGCGGAGGAGCTGAACCGTGCTTCCGATAACCTCGCGGCGATCTACCAGGCTAAGGCCGGTGGTGATGTGGGGGATTGGCGGGATGCGATGCGGGAGGAATCCTGGTTCAGTGCTGATGAGGCTGTGGAAGCTGGGCTGGCTGATCGTGTCGAGTCGAGCGAGCGTGAGGATTCCCACGCGCTGGCGGCTGTGGGGGGTTTCCGCATGATGAATTCCTTCCGCATGAAGGACCGTAAAAACGCAGGGCGACCTGCAATTTTAGACAAGATGAAAGGGGATCACATGGATCTTCGGAATGAGGTCGCCCACCGCGTTGGTGTCCCAGGTGAGGTTGACGACAAGGTACTTTTGGCGGCTCTGGATGAGGCCCTGACCGAGGGCGGCGTGACCATCCCGGACACGGTTCCGGATGAGCTGGTGCGCCAGCAAGGGCTCTCCCTGCACTGAGACCGCGCTAGGAGCGCACTGGGACAGGCGGTCGGTGACGCCCCCATCCGCTCCCCCCGCCCGCCCCCGCGCGCGGGCCGCGCGGGG